TCATTTTGTTATCTTTTCCATTTCTCTTTTCAAATCTTCCACAGTACGGTGGGTATAAACTTTTTCTGTGATATCAGCGATTTCATGCCCAACGATCATTTTCAAAATGTATTCATTCATATCCACATCTTTGGCTTTTGTAATAAAAGTATGTCGGGTGTCATGAGGTTTGTGATCCATTCCAAGCCTGGACATGACTTTTTTGAAGCGTCCGCGATATTTATCATATGTAAGGTGAGTGCCTTGTTGGCCGTCTGGATCATTGAAAAGATAATCGCTTCCCATATTAACTGCATTTTCGTAATTTTTACGAACTAGATCAGCAACCAGTGGATGAATTGGAACTAGACGGTTACGGCCAGCATCGGTTTTCAGTCCGCCAGTATATGTCATGTTATCCAGATCCACATCTGCAATTTTCAGAACTGCCAGCTCCTGAGGACGCCAGCCGGAATAAATCCCGATCAGGATCATATCTGCAAATGGTATTTCAGGATGCTCTATAAGAGCTGTAATTTCCTGATCAGAGAAAGGAATGCGGACGATCTTCGGACGTTCTCGTTTCACACCATCGCATAAAGCAGCATAGTTTTTATCCACAAGATCATGTTTCATAGCCCATTTGTACATGAGATTAAAGAGGCTCTTCATTCGTCCTTTGGTGCTGGATCCAACATCAGCATCCTTGATAGCTCCCTCCAGATGCTCGACTCGGATATCTTTCATTCGCATATCATAAAGGGAAGAACAGTACTTGTAGGACGCAGTGATTGTTCGGATACTGGAGGGATTACCCAGAGTTGGAAAATACTTGTCCGACCATTTTTCGTATACTTCAGAAAAAGTTATTTTATTAGAATCCAGATCGTAAGGATTTTCATTGTATTGTACCAGGGCGGTCATAGCTTCCTGCCGGGTAGCAAAATATCCGATTACTTGCCTCTTCTGTTTGATTCGTTGTCCCTCCTCATCAAATTGCCATCCGAAGGTTTTTGCAGCTACCCATGGCCGCCGTCGTTTGCCAGATAGTTTATATATAGATCCGAATCCATTTGGAAGTTTCATAACATCACCTTTCTTCTAAAAAAGAGTATAAAAAATACACCTTTGCAGGTGTAAAGAAAAGTGCTATAATAATCTTGCTATGGAATGATTATAGCAGTTTTCTTTACACTGCAAATTATTCAACAGATCGCTCTGGTGCTGGTAACACTGGGGCGATTTTTATTTAGTTCATTTCAAGTTCTTTCATCAGCTCTTCCTGAGAAACAAATTCGTGACACTCAGGATTCTTACGGATTTCATCTAATAACATTAGATCGACTTCATCAGGCTCTATTTCCTCGATTTTATTATGCCAGTACTCAGGAGCATCAACATGATTATTCAACAGAAGTTTGCTTTCACGTAATGAGGCCTGGAGCATGATAATCACATCCTTTCAAAAAATGTGCCACTCTGGCGCAGGTAACACTGAGGCGGTTTTGTTTATAACGTAAAAGACCCCGTATTTCTACGAGGTCTTCACAATAATAACTTCAATCTTCTATTAATGCCCTGTAGGCGCAATTATACAAAACAATTGTTTTGTGAAGTTATTATAATTCAGTATATGCCTCATAGTCAAGACTTATTCATCAAAAATATAAAATTCTTTTATTTTTTTATTAATGCGAGACATTGTGTTCGCTGAAAGACGGATACCGGATAAGAAATCAGCCGCCTTTTTGGGAGTATAAATACGCATTTTGCTAATTGCAGTGATTTGCTCAATTTTCGCAATACTTCCTGTTTTCATATTTTCAATTTCAAATTTATCTCTTTCTAGCAAAAAGATTGTCTTTTCAAGCTCTCCTATTTGCTCTGTGAGATTATTCAAAGCATTTGTTACTTCTGCCGTTTGTTGAGACTCTGGTATTTTTGCAAAAACCTCATAGAGTGAACGAAATTCGCTTAATTTGGTTTTGGCATCAATCAGTTGTCGGCCAAATCTAGTAGATACAAGGCTATAAAATTCAGTACCAAGTGACAAATCACGCTCATGAACTGCCTTATTTGGCTTAATGGAAGATAAAGGGACAACCATGAGAGTATTAGCATTATGAGGATTTTTTTTATCCAATACAACAGCATAGTGCAAGCCCCCTAATTCGGCACCCACGCGAAAACCAAAATTAACACGAATAATATCGCCACGTGTATACGCCAATAGTTTTGATGGATTAAATTTTTCCTCAAAACGGATGAACTCGGCATAGCTCTGCAGCCAATAAGAAATTAAATCAGCTTTCTTCAAATGTTTATTAGAGGAATCATTGATTAACGCTTCAAGTATGTTGTTCATGGATCTTATGGCCTTCTTTTTGTTTTGGATAACATCCTCTTTGGTTATAGGACGAGACAATCGACCACCTCCTTAGGGTTAGATTTTATTAAAACGCCGAAGCAAATTAATCCCTCTGTTTATCGTATAATAAGTATAAAAGATAATGCTGAACGAACAAATGTTTGTGAAATATATTGCACTTCAAATATAAATAGTGTATATTAAAAACAAACAAACGTACGAACAAACGAGAACGGAGGGGCTATACATATGAACACAGAAGAAAAAAAGGAAAGGATACGTGAGCTTATAGGAAAAATAGAAGATGATGAACTTTTATCATTTATCTACAAACTCATCAAAAGGTTGATGGACTGAGGAAATCCTTAGTCCTTTTCTTTTGCAATCTTTTCCGCAATTTTCTCAAGCAGCTCCCACTCAGATTCGTCCAAGTTAGCAAGAGCGAAGATAAGACGTTCCTTGAAGGAATTTTTTTCACCCTTGAACAGATCTGCCGTAAGCTTGGCAATCTCATCTTGACGATCAAGGGGCTGATCTGGGTCTCCTTCTCCCTTTAACAACCAATCCTTTCGGATATGATATTTCTCACATATATCATCAATCAATAGTTCACTAGGGTTTCCGGTTCTTACCAATTTAGAAATATATTGTTGAGAAACATTTAAGGATTCCCCAAAAGCGGTTTTAGTTTTTCCAGAACGCTCTAATACAAATCCAATTCTGTCATTGATGGTTTCCATGCTGTCCTCCTTTCTTTAAAACCAAGTATACATCGTGTTAAAACAGAAGTCAATATAAAAATACAACTAAGTTGTGAAAAAATAGTTGACAACACAACACGATGGTGATATAGTACAACTAAGGCGTAAGAAAATACAACGAGAAAAGAGAGGTGAACATTATGTCAGAAAAAGAGAAAAAAATTTTGAAACGCCTTTCAGAAATTGTTCCTAATCTTCCAGATTCTAAAAAAGAAAGACTCCTGGGAGTAGCCGAAGGAATGAACATCATGAAAGAAAGCATGGAAACCCAGAAAGCAGGATAACAGAAAGCGAGGTGAGAAGATGAAACTACAAACAATTTCGTTAGTAATTTCAATAATCGCATTAGTTTTGGCTATAGCGAAAGCTGCTGGTTAAAAATGATGGGAAGAAAAGGATGGTGTAAAGGTGGAACATATAAAAATCGTATGCAAAATACCTCCTGAGATAGCACTGCAGGATGACTTCCTGAGCAAACTTATCAGAAAAATGGAGAGACAGGTCGAAAATACCAGAAAGAGCCCCCATATGACAATCGAAATCACATGGGGGCAGCAGAATCAATCAGAAGTTATTTCAAAAGTGCCAATTACGGATTTATCAATGGAATAATTTCCTTTGTCTGCTAAAAGCTGATAAGAGTTATAGGGTGGAAAGTAATGAGTAAGAAGATCATCACCAGTTACGATGTTCTTTTCACCTAAGGTATCAATATATGTGATGGTATGAATATTGTGATATGTCTCAATCAGCTTTTTGTTTTTGTTATAGACCTCAACAGTGTACATAGGTTTTCTCCTTTCATAATACTCAGGCATGCCAGTGCCCTGTAGCTAAAGGATAGGAGAGAATAAAAAGAAAGTCAAGTTTGACAGAAAGGTAGGCGAAAAATATGACCAAAGAAAAGAAAGAGCGTATCACAGTAATCGTACAGAATCTGAAACAGATGGATATTGTAAGTCTTAAGTTGATGGAGAACAACTCAGAACTCCTGAGAGCCAGAGATGCAATGGAAGTAGAAACCCAGAAAGCAGGATAACAGAAGCGAGGTGAAAAGATGGAAAGTGACCGAGACAGGAGAATTGCACTTGAAGGATTTGTAAGATATCACGATGACAGAATCTGGAAGCAGACGCAAAAGCTTGTCAGAGAAGAAAAAGAAGCAATAACCAAAATGGAAGTTACCCTTACTGCAATAAGAATAACTGCCATGCTGCTTATCTCTTGGTTTGCGCTTCATAAGTTTTCAAGACAGTAGAAGCAACTTCATGTACTGCATTGACAAGTTCATCCTTGGAAAGTTCGTCAGCGGAGGAGTGATAGATTTCGTTGATCATTTCGTGACTGAACAGATCAATGACTTCGTGAATTGTCATATAAAGAACTCCTTTCATAATACTCGGGCATGCCAGTGCCCTGTACCTAAAGAATAGGAGAAAAGAAATAAAAAGTCAATGTAATTGGAAAAGTAACAGGGAAGCGAGGTATGAGATGGGATTTATGCTTGCAGAAAAACAGAACTATGAAATATGTGAAGCAATAATTGAGATGTTCCATAAAAAAGAAATATCTGTAGAGCAATCCTATGCGATTTTAGATTATGTAAAAAGAAAAATCGCACAGGACACAAAAGTTGGTGAATTAGTCAAAATTAGCTACGAAGATTTTTTATAGCTTCAGAAACAGCCTGGAATGAAGCTACAAACAATTTCATTAGTAATTTCAATAATCGCATTAGTTTTGGCTATAGCGAAAGCTGCTGGTTAAAAGTGATGGGAAGAAAAGGATGGTGTAAAGATGGAACATATAAAAATCGTATGCAAAATACCTCATGAGATAGCACTGCAGGATGGCTTCTTGAGCAAACTCATTAGAAAAATGGAGAGACAGGTGAAAAACACCAGAAAGAGCATTCATATGACAATCGAAATCACATGGGGGCAGCAGGATCAATCAGAGGTTATTTCAAATGTACCGATTACGGATTTATCAATGGAATAATAAGAAAGCAGGATGCGAAAAATGAACACAGGAAAAATATTGACAACTGAAGCTGCTGCAATTCTCAATACATCCCCACAGTTTGTACGTGTTGCAATGCAGCAGGGCAAGCTGCCGATCGGCACAGCAATCAAGATGTCGTCTATATGGACTTATAACATTTCTGGAAAACTTCTGGCGGAATATAGCGGAAAAGATGTTGAAAAAGAGCTGGAACAGATCAGAAAAAAGAAAGTTATGTAAACTAAAGAAAAGAGCCGATGCAAGGGGTGCATCGACTCAGGTCCATATGTAATCAACCAATTACATAGTATCACTGGGCCACTAAAAAGTCAAGAATGTAAGAAAAATCAGGGGTGAAATTCCCCTGTTTAGTACTTGATAAAGATATTAAAGTTAGGAGCCTAATGGTATGGGAACACTGCGAAAAACCTGGCATTTACGGGATGAGGATATATTGTATGTGGAAGAGAACCATGATGGAAAGTATGGAGCACCCGGAAAGAAAAGACAGCCAAAGAGAAAACTAACGCCAGAAGATATATACAGGATAAATCATTGGAACAAAATTAAAAAGGCAAGACTTCTGGCAATGGAATATTTTTCTCCTGGTGATATATGGGCCACATACACATATAAACCAGAAAACCGTCCTCCAGATATACAAACAGCTCAAAAACATTTCCGAGATGCAATGGGGAAAATAAAAAAAATATATGAGAAGGCGGGAAAGAAACTTTACTGGATCCGCAATATCGAAAGAGGAACAAAAGGAGCCTGGCACATTCATTTTATTATAAATGATATTGGAACTACAGCCAGCTTAATTGAAAGGGCATGGCCGCATGGTGGAGTTTACATAACGAGAATAAAAAAGAGCAAATGCCCAGAGGAAGATTTTGGAAGGCTGGCCGCATACCTCACTAAGGATGAAAAAACCAGAGAAGTAAAACAGGATGGAACCCTTGCAAAACCAAAAATCAAAGAAGCAAGTTACAGTCATTCAAGAAATATGCCGCTTCCAGATCCTAAGAAAAAGAAACTGGTGCGCTGGCAAAAAGACATAAAAATGAAAAAAGGTTATTACATAGCAGAATTCTTTGAAGGCATTAACCCAGTAACCGGATATAAATACCGCAGGTACACCATGATCAAGTTGAATAGACGAATTTAAAGAGAAGAGGATTAGAACCATGAAGGTGAACATTTACCTGGAGACGGATAAACAGTGCCAGGCATGTATACAGAGAAAATATGGATACGTGATTGAAATCATGTATCATGGACAGATCGTGACCAGGGAAGGATTTGGATGTGTGGTAAGCACATATCATCAGTGCAACCTGCAGGCGCTTGCGGAAGCACTGTCAAGATTTCATTCTTCCAGCGAGATCTGTGTACACACGAAAGATACCTTTGTGGCATCCAGAGTTCTGAAAATATCAGATCTGGCAGCAGGTGGCTTCAAAGATACAAAGGGAAACGATATCAAGAATGCGGACGAGTGGAGAATGGTTTATGGACCTATCAACCAGCTTAAGTTGGTGGTTTCTTCGTCAGTCGGTACACATTCATATTCACAGTGGCTCCAGGAGGAGATGATAAAACGTGGAAACTGAAGAACTGTGGGGGAAAGGATGGAGTCTGCGCACAGAACAGGATCCAAGGACAATGACGTATCTTGGAACAGTAACAAAATCAGGAATACACTTTCACTATTACAGAGATGATGATGGAGAAATCTATTTCGATAATGAACCGGAAGGTGGGAAGCCTGATTGGATGGAAAGAGCAGACAGAAAATTGAGAAATAGGGCACATAAGAAAAAATAAAAAGAAAAGAGGAAGAGTATGAGAACAATCGCAGTGATTAATTTAAAGGGTGGCGTGGCCAAGACCGTTACCACCAATAGTGTTGCCTATATTCTGGCAAGCCAGGGAAATAAAGTGCTTATTGTGGATAACGATAAGCAGGGAGATGCATCAAGAGGATTAAACTGTAGAACGCAGGATGGAGAAGGAATAGACCGGATCATGACCGCAAGGCACCCGGAAGACTGGATGAAAAAACTGATCAGACATACGGAATTCCATAACATGGATGTATTGCCAGCAAATATGCGTCTTTTGATGGCTAACCAGGAAGTAATGTTTGATCAGACACGACCGCAGCAGTATAGGATAAAAAATGCATTGGCATGTGTGGCTGATCAGTATGATTTCTGCATAATTGACAATGCACCGGATATCAACGTATCAACGATCAATGCTCTGACAGCCTGTGATGATGTTTTGATTCCGGTAGAAATTGATGATAACACAACGGAAGGGCTTCCGGAATTGGTGAATCAGATTGGTTATACAAAAGAGGAACTGAACCCAGAATTGAAAAATTACTGGGTCTTTATCACAAAATATGACAAAAACAACCTTGCACAGGCACAGGGAACAGAAATGATAGAGGCAGCAGGATATCCAATGCTTAAGACGAAGATAAGATATTCCAGAAAAGTATCAGAGAGTACTTATGCAAGAAAACCTATCCCTTTGTATTCCGCGCGTTCTTTAGCCGCAAAAGATTATGAATGCCTGGTGAAAGAGTATCTGGTGGCAGCAGGAGTTATGATGGACAAATGGACGGAAGGGAGGGAAGCCTGATGGCATTCAATCTGGCCGACATGGTAAATAATCGTAAAAAGTCCACGGAGACTGAGAATATCAGTGATACAGTGTATCGGGATGTGTTTGAACTGGAGCCGTCGAAAGATAATTTCTATTCCACAGATCCGGAGAAACTGCAGGGATTGAAGAACTCAATTCTTTTATTCGGGGTTATGCAGGACGTTCTGATTGAGGACGTGGATGGTAAAGACAGGATCATATCAGGGCACTGTAGGACAATGTGCTGCAGGATGCTGGTGGAAGAGGGGCATGAAGAGTTCCGGAAGATTAACTGTAAATATACCAAAGTGAATCTGAATACAGAAAAGTTCCCAGAAGATAAAGATGGAAAAGTGGAACAGCTGATCAATAAGCTGGGAATCATCCAGGCGAACCGGTTCCGTGAAAAAAGTGACTGGGAGAAAATGCAGGAGGCGCTTATCACAGAAGAGGTAATTAAGGAGCTTCGTGATCTGGTTGACCTGCAGGGGACAACCAGAAGCATGGTACAGGCAACTCTTGGAACATCGGGGACACAGTTAGAAAGATATCATGCAATCCAGAAAAAATTAAGTCAGGAGTTCATGCAAGAGTTTCAAAATGGAAACATCAATATATCTGTGGCCAGGGAGCTGACAGATCTGGACGAGAAACACCAGGATGAGGCTCTGGGGTTGTACAGAAAGAATGAAACAATTACGCTTCCAGAGGTTAAAGCTTTGAAAGAAAAACAGGAAGTAGGACGTCAGGTCCCTGGACAGCTGACACTTGATGAAGTAATTGGACGAAGAAGACCGCCGGAAGATGGAACGGTAATTGATGTTGACATTCAGATCGAACGATTCTTTGAAAGCTTAAAGAAATCAACAACAGAACGAATCCAGAAGAGGGATAAGAACATGTCCATTTATATGCTCAGCATTATATACAATGATGTGCGGATTAGAAATGGATATTTGAATTATCAGGGAAAATCAAATGGAATCCTGTTTAATCCTGGTAGTGGGGATGAAAAGTTGATTACATGGCAGCAGTTGGCTGAAACGCTGATAGAGAAGTATGGAAAGAAACAAAAAGCGGTGAAGCTTGCACCTATGCCAGAACCACAAAAAGAATGTCCATACTATGATGCAAATGAAGTATTTCTGCCGGACATAGCAAGGATGATAAATGTATTCCTGGAAAATGCATATAAAGGCATGGGACCAGGTAATACAAGGCGTTTCAGAGTAATGGGAACGGAATTCGCAGCAGTGCAAAGACAAAAGGAAGATGATTTCGTATTTTACGATGAACAGGGCGAAAAAGTCTGCTACGTATCAAGAGAACGCATGGCAGCAGAATATCAAAAAAGGATGGAACCGGAAGAACCCGTTATTGAAGAATCAGATATGTCCGATTCGGACAAGTGCGAACGCTGCGAAAACGCAGCAGAAAACAAGAAAACAGAGGACGAAAAGCAGCAGATAATAGAACTGATACCGGAAGCCTGGCCACCGGAGCTTAAAGATATTCCGGTTCCATCAATGATTGTAATGGATGATATTCTGCAAGATGCCGAAGAAAATTTGAAAAACTATCTTTCAGTGGCTGATCAGGGGATTCCGGGAAGAACGATATTGAAATATCAGCTAATTGCCGGTGGACTCAGAATGATCAAGAATCTGGTGAGAGATTGTCTGGATGATGAAAATATAGATGACGGAAAGAGCGTCATGGAGCAGTTGCCACTTCCGGTGATGAGAAATAATGATCAGAGAAAAGAATGGCTGAGAAATTATAAGGATTGGGGTCTTTGGTATACAGATGAACATATTGGCGTCAGATACTACAAATATGATTTTGCAAATGGTGCAAGACTTATTGCAGAAGAATATGATAGGGACACTGTCCATAGCCAGTGGGTATCAGATCATACAGAATCATATTACATGCATTTGATCGGAGGACCTGAACCGGAAAGAAAATCAGGAATACCTAAATGGACACAGCATGGAAGATACAATAAATTCCCAAATAGTGAAAGCGAATTGGTTGAATTCTTAAAGGAAGTACAGAGGGAAAGCAAATGAACAGGGCAGAAATGAGACGTAAGGCCAGAGAACAGGAAAATAGAACATGTAAGACTTGCAAGGATAATGATAATGGGCTGTGTGATCGGAAGAGCATACTGGTAGAAGATGATTACAGCTGCAGAAAATGGCAGCCTGACTGGAAAGAACGGTGAGTGTGAAGAATATGAGACTGATTGATGCTGAGCTGTTTAAAAAGCAGGTAGCAGCGATGACAATAAGGAATGGGTATATACCTGAGAAAGCTAATGCTTTGTGCGAATTAATTGACAGCCAGCCGACAGCTTTTGATGTGGGCAAGGTTGTGAAGCAGTTAGATAAAGCGAGTGATTATTATGAGTTTGATGAACAAGGGAAAGAACATGTTCAAATGATTAATCTTACAGAAGCACTTGAAATCGTGAAAGGTGTGGAATTGAATGAGAGAAATATGAAAGGAAAGAAAAATGAAAGAGGGTAATTTGGTATTTGATATTAATGGAGAATTTATTACAGAGATTACAAGGGAGTGGTTTTACACAGGCGAGAAAAGCTATGAGACTGTAATGAAAATTCTGATGGACAGCATGACCGGAACAGATACACCGGAGGCACAGATCAGAAGATATGCAGAGGACATTCTGCTCGGCCGCGCCGCTCTGAAGGGAAGTACGACAGCAGGTACATATCATCTCGGAATATACGAACCGGGAGAAGAAGAACAGATGCCACGGAGCATGAACATCTGGAAAGAAATCGAAAGGCGGAAGAAAGCAGAGGAGAACCTGCGGCGCATGGTCGAACGATGGGACGTAGCAATGGGCCACATGTCGGAAAGCACACAAAGAGCAATACGAAAGGAACTTGGAGAAGAGACTGCGGAGGATAGACAGCAGGATGCGCTCGACAGTTTCATGGCACGAATGATGGATAAAGAAGATCACATCACAGAGGACTATGGATGGTTAGAACCGAACGGAACTTTTCATGGAGTGGAATGGGGAGCGCATCAGGATTGGGCGCAGAATTATATGAACGAAAAATTCCCGGAGGAAGCAATGGACGGAGATATTGACTTGCAGACAAAATGTAATGTTGGTCTGATTGGAGCAGGAGACTGGCTCGTCGAAAGAGGGTGGGTTCTCTTACACAATCCGAGCCAGGGAATTGCTTATCCGACAAAGAATTCGGTCAGAGAGTACACAAAAGCGCAGAAAGAGTTCCTGTACGATTATTACATGGAAAGAGGATGCAAAGAGGAGGCGAACGCAATATGGAAGGAGAGAGCTAAGAGATGAACAAAGTAATTTTAATGGGACGTTTAACAAGAGATCCAGAGGTGAGATACACCTCAGGGGAAAATTCATTGGCAATTGCCAGATACACGCTGGCAGTAGATAGAAAAATCAGAAAAGATGGAGATGCAACAGCAGACTTCATTCCTTGTGTAGTATTTGGCAGATCTGCCGAGTTCGTGGAGAAATACTTCCGAAAAGGATTGAAGATTACAATCGCAGGTCGTATTCAGACCGGAAGTTATACCAACCGTGATGGACAGAAAGTTTATACGACAGAGGTTGTTGTAGAAGAACAGGAATTTGCAGAAAGCAAAGGCTCTGGATCTGGCAGCAGTCAGCAGAATGTTCCACAACAATCACCAGATGTGGGACCTGATGGTTTCATGAATATCCCGGATGGAATTGAAGAGGAACTGCCATTTAGTTAATGTCCGACTCGGACAAGATGAAAGAAGGAAAAATATGAGCGGACTTAAATTTCCAAAAGAAGAAACGAAGAAAAAAAGGATGTCCCATCCGGCCAGCATTCTCGGAAGCCGAAAAGGAAGATGTTACATGTGCAGCAGGTGTGGCCAGACTCAAGAACATCACATATTTGGTGGTCCGAATCGGACACTATCAGAGAAATATGGATTAAAAGTATATTTGTGCCTGGAATGCCATGCGACAGGTAAACATGCTGTGCATAGGGATAAAGCGGTAATGGATGAACTTCACAGACAGGGACAGGAAGCTTTTGAGAGCCAGATTGGTAGCAGGGAACAGTTCCGGAAGATCTTCGGGAGAAACTGGCTATGAGCGCAAGAAAAAAGCTGTATGAGATTACAACAATAGAGGGAGAAGTAGTTGAACCATCAATATCAATACAAGAAGCCTCAAAGTTTCTTGGAAGGACGGTTGACAGTCTATATCTTGCAGCCATGGAAGGCCGAAAAGTAGCGGGAAAATACCGGATCGGACCGGTGGATGTAGAGCTTAGTAAAGAGAAGGATCGAAAACTACTATTGGAGTATGATCTGACCAGGCTGCAGATTATAAAGAGAGCTAGAAGTGGTAAAGCAAAACAAGTGGAGGACGATTTGTACCCCGCTTCAGGAAAGGGACAGATATGAATAAAAGAATCCGAAAAAAGAAATATAAAGAGCTTTGGCATGAGAATCCGCCCAAATGGTTGAAATTATTGAAGTGCAGAATAACACGCTATAAGCCAAAGGGAAATCCATACAACCTTAATTTTTCCTTTGAAATTCCAAAAACAGAGGTGGAGAAACTCAATCAAATACTTCTGGGAATTGAGAGAAAACAAGCATATAAGGAAAACACAGATAATCTTGTAAATACAACCAGGATATTGTCAGAATGGAGGAAACAGAACTGTGAAAATTAGAACTCAAAGTGGTCAATTGGTAGACATAACTGGGAAAGTAACTACGACAGTCCGCCTGCCAGATGGATCCTTTCAGATCCTGCTACATACTAAGGACAAAAAGGAAGGAGATATTCTTGGTGGATACAGTACAGAAGCCAAAGCAGTCCATGTACTCTGCGGAATCCAGGTGGCAGTCCGGCATCCGGAGAAGATCAGAATATTTGTAATGCCTGCTGATGAAGAGGTGAAATAGTATGACCCGAGCAGAAAGAAGGCGCCAGGCAAAGATGCAGGAAAAATGTCAGGTTCCATTGAACCTTAATCTAACAGTGGCACAGGTAGCAGGGATGACCGGGCAGCAGGCTTCTATATTGCAAACATACTTGAAAAGGATGGAACAGCAGAAAACAGAAGCTGTAACAGACGCTGTGATCAGAGAAGCTCAGGAGAAACTGGAGCGGGCAGAGGACTATATTACCATAACAAATATAATCATTTCCCTGTATGCGATTAAGTTTTCATGGGGATTTACAAAAGCAAACAAAAAATTCCTAAAGAACTGGAAAGCAGCAATGGATTATGTAGACCGGATTGGAGTTGCGAAGGCTTATGAGCTTGCACATAAGGAAATGGACATTGATGTAGAGTTTGAGGACCTGGCAAATTATAACATTTATGAAGAAATGGGATTTAACAGGGAATAGGTGCGAAAGGAAGATATGAAATGAAGATGAACAAAAGTGAATTTATTCGTTTAGCGGCGCTGAGCAAATATAGCACCTGGTGTGAGGCTGAAGATTATGTGGCAGAAAATCCAAAAGAGTTTTATACAATCGACGATTTCATTAAGGTATATCACGATAATCAGGAAGAATACCGTAATGGATATCATAAAGGCCTGGTTGAAGCCTATGGTATCAACGGACGAACCACAGCAATGCATAACGGCATAAGAGGAAATAGTAGCGGATTACAGGATTGGGGTTAAAGGAAATGACAAGGGCTGAAATAACAAAATTTCTTGGAGAGTTACTTGTAAATACACGCTTTGCAGGAGCAGGGAAACACTGGGCCAGTGAGGTAAGTCTGGATCCATGGACGGCTAATGGAAAAAGAGTTGATTATATGCAGTTTTCTCCAGCAGACCAGATGTCTATATCTGGAATCGAAAAGGGAATATTTACCTGCTATGAGATTAAAAGCTGCAAAGAGGATGTTTACAGCGGAAATGGTCTGAACTTCCTGGGAGAGAAAAATTACATCGTAACGACCATGGAATGCTACAAAGATATATTGCCGGATTTTCGGAGCGGGAAATTTGCCAGGCATATGCATGAACAGTTTCCAGAATCATCAAATTATTTTGGCGTAATGGTTGCGATACCATACTGGGCGGAGGCAACAGACGAATTCGAGAATCCAACACCAATTGATGGAACCACAGAACGGTGGAAGTTGGCAGTTGCATTGTCATGCCGGGAAGGTCCGAGACGGCGTTCCATGACGGAACTATTGTTTTGTATGCTGCGGAGCGGACATTAAGAAATTGACTGGGAGGAAAAGGGATGAATGATAAAACATGTAAGACCTGCGGTTATAATGATGATCTTCTCTGCGACAAGAAAGGAATCCGGATCACTGATGATTATAGCTGCAACAAATGGAAGTCAGAAGAGACGGTATATTGGCGTTACCGCATGCTGCTCCGATTCCTTAGAGCGAGGTGAGATGATGGAAAAGACATATGAAGAAGTAGAGAAAACTGCAGATAGCCTCCAGGCAGCAGCCACCAGAAAGAAAAATCTTGAGGTTGCGAAAATAAACAGTTTTTACGATGGCTACATCCAGGGAATTGAAGACCTGCTCCGGAGCATTCGCCAGGAGAAAGGCGGTGGGCTTGAATGAGAGAAATCCTTTTTAGAGCAAAGAGTATTGAATATGGTGATTGGGTGGAGGGCATTCCGATAAAAACACATTTAGGTTTGTTTATCTGCTATGAAGAGAATCCGCATTATTGCAGTCAATATGGGTATATGGAGATTGATGATATCGTAAGAGTGGATGAGGAGACACTGTGTGAATATACCGGGCTCACTGACAAGAATGGAAATAAAATCTGGGAGAACGATATCTGTGATCGCAAAGAAAAATATCCAGAGATCGTAAAAATGAATATGGGTGATTGGACACTAGATTACAGTTATCTATTCAGGTCAGAGTACGGAAGAGACTATTGCAACCTTGGATTTTATGCTGGAGAAAGAAATTGCGTTCAGGTAATCGGAAATATATTCGATAATCCGGAACTGTTGGAGGTAAAAGATGATACCAACAAGCCTGAAGTGGTGGCCGAGGAGGGAAAGTAAATGGTAGATATAATCGTTGCAATTGGTGTTGGCATACTGATCGGAGCATTCGGCGTGATCGCCTGGTGCTTGCGTGAGTCAGAGAAAAATAAGAGAGGTAAGGATGGCAAAAAACATTAAAACAGAGCAGGGAACTGTCACAGATCAGGAAATGATGGAAGCAATGCGGATAATAGGCAAGTATTGCGCGGAACATCCGCATTGTGTACGCTGCGCCATAATCAGTCATTGCGGAGCTACACCACCGCAAGATTGGAATTTTTCAGAGCTGGAGGTATTACGGAATGGATAAGGACACATTACAAAAAGCAAAAGAATTAGAGCGAGATGTTAAAAGTATTACACGGATCCTGGAAGAACATGATAAACATCATTGGGTACAGGTTGTTTCGCCCAAAACTGACGATGCACAGTCAAAAAGATTCCAGAATGATCTTGCAGAATGGCTAAGACAGCGAAAAGAAATATATGAAAAGGAACTGGCAGACTTGTAGGAGGCGGTGCCAATGGACGGGAGATTGAAGGAAGAAAATGAAAAGAAAAAAGAATATTTAAAATCATATCAGAGAGCAGTCAAAAGAGAGCGGGACATCCTGGAAGAAATCAAAAGGTTAAGAGCTGATAAGATGTTTCCTTCCGTAGTGAATGATGGAATGCCAAAAGGCAGCAGTCAATCAGATCTGTCGGATTACATTGCAATATTGGATGAGCAGATTGAACTGTTGAAGAAAGAACGTTTGAACAAGGTACAGCAATATCGTAAGATTGAGAGTCAGATCCGAAAAATGTATTCAGAAGATGAACGGAAAGTTCTGCGCTTACGCTATATAAAAGGCTTAAAATGGGATGATGTAGCAACGGAGATGGGCTATGGATGGACACAGGTACATAGGCTGCATTCAGCAGCATTGAAGAATTTTAAGATGGTATAGAATGGTATACTTGATTCGTGTTATAACTATAATAGATTCAGATGGATGAATCAAATATCAATCGGTTGCACACTTACTTGTCAGGTACTATGGCTTGGCAAGTATATCGGAACATAGCTCAGTGGTAGAGCAGCTGGCTTATATCCAGCGTGTCGGTGGTTCGGTTCCATCTGTTCCGACTCGGTTAGTACCGCCGATATAATGGTACAATACTGACTCATACATACTTCCACAAACGTCTGGCGGGCACGGCCGGGCGTTTTTTATTGGAGAAAAAGATGATATATAAGAGATGTGGCAGGTGCGGAAAAAGAATTCCGTCCGGCAGCAGGTGTCCCTGCATGAAACAAAGAGATAAAGAACGCTATCGGATATATGATCAGAATGCCAGAGATCAGAAAAGCAAAACATTTTATGATTCAAGGGAATGGCAGCTGACAAGATCTGATATTCTCAGTGCTTGCGGGATTGATGTGTATGTCTACATGACGGAAGGAGTAATCCTGGCAGCAGATACAGTGCATCATATTATTCCGTTAAAAGAAGCATGGGATAAACGCTGCGATAAGCAGAATCTTATGCCATTACATCACGATACGCATTCAAAAATTGAGCAGATGTATAAAAAAGAGAAACCCGTGATGGAAAAAAAGCTTGCAAAAATGCTTGTGGATTTTTATGCACAGACGGGAGGGGCGGTCTGAAAAGTTTTTAAGAAACACTGTCGTCCCCGCCTGCCCTGTAGCTTGCGCAAAATTCTAAATACTCATAAAAAGTTGGCAAAGGAAGGAGGGAAGGATGAATGGGAAGGCCGAGGAAGCCGCTGACAGAGCAGCGGGGAAATCTTACTGTGATCACAATGCAGACCAGGGAAGCAGAAGAAGACAGTGTGACTACAGACAAAAATCAACTAAAACGTCCTCCCACCTGGCTGATTGACAATGTGGCCAAGAAAGAGTGGCGCAGGATCGTTAAGGAATTGGAAAAAATCAATCTGATCGGGAACCTGGACCGTAACAACTTAGGCGGCTACTGTAATGCTTTTGCAAATTATGTTAAGGCTACAGAGATATTGAAAGATCAGACCTATTACATTGATCGCGAGACCAGGAATGGCGTTATTGTGGTGAAAAATCCAATGGTTGATATCCAGCGCACATATGCAGAGGAAATGAGAAAATTTGCTTCCCTGTGTGGACTCACTATTGACGCCAGACTGAAAGCCGCAGCAGTGAAGTCTGATAAGACAAGGGAAGCCATCACAAATAAATTTGGCAACATATGACCATCAAAGAAGAACTGATAGATTACGCCAACCGTTGTCTGGCCGGGGAAGAAATATCAGGAAAGAAACATAAATGGGCCTGTATACGTTTCCTTCAGGATTGCAAGAAAGAGGATGCAAAAAATGTACAGGCTAATGTATGGCCTTATCATTGGGATGAAGAGGAAGCGTCAAAAATTGTAGACTGGTTTGCTATGCTCCGTCACTCAAAAGGTGACCTTGCAGGGCAGCCAATCAGGTTGACGGACTGGCAAAAGTTTAACTTGTGCCAGCTCTACGGATGGCGCGAAGATCTTACCAGCTATAAAAGGTTCAAGCAGTCTTTTATTGAGGTGGGAAGAAAAAACGCCAAGTCCCAGATGGAAGCAGGTGTGGCCCTCTATGAAATATCGGTGATGGCCACCAGGAATGAAGAAAATTATGAATATTACACTGCTGGAACAAAGAGGGATCAGTCGAAAATTATTCTGAATGAGGCTAAGCTCATGCTGAATAAATCTCCGCTGAAACCTCTTTTTAAAATTACCAGGGATGCTGTAATACACAGAAAAACTGGAAGCTTCATAAAGGCATTGTCGAAAGAGGATGGCCAGAATGGAGATGGAACAAATCCAGCCGGACTGATTCTTGATGAATACCATCAGCACAAGACTACAGAATTTTATGACCTTGGGCTTGGTGCAAATACCAAAGAGCCATTGCTGATGATTATTACCACTGCAGGGATGGATCTTACATATCCCTGTTACGTCCAGGAATATCAGTACTGCTCTAAGATCCTGGATCCAGATGTGGATGTGGAAAATGAGGAGTATCTGGTGGATATCTGCGAAGTGGATCCGGAGGATTACAAGGATGATATCCGAAACCTTGAAGATGAAAACATCTGGAAAAAAGCAAATCCAATTAGGATGAGCTATAAGAATGGTGCGGATAAGATCCGCACAGCCTGGAGAGTGGCCAAAGAAATACCGGAAAAGATGACGGCATTTCTCACCAAAATGTTAAATATCTGGGTTCAGGCAAAAGAAAACGGATATATGGACATGGCGAAGTGGAAGGCCTGCCAGGTTGATAAAATCCCTATTGATACTCATGGAATGAGTGTTTATGTAGGATTTGATATGTCGGCCAAAATAGACCTTACATCTGTTACATTCGTAATTCCCTTTCTATCAGGCGAGTTTGACCAGACTGGAAAAGAAATTGTGAAATACATATTGTATTCCCACTCTTTTATTCCGAACCGGGAAAAACTGGCCGAAAGAAAGGCAAAAGATAAAGTGGATTATGATGCATGGGAAAGGATGGGCTTTATTACAGTGACAGATACTCCGATTGTGGATCAGAATGCAGTAATGCAATATGTTCTGGATACATGTGCAGAAAATGACTGGAACATTGAATGCCTGTGCTTCGATCCGGCAAATGCCAGCAAGCTGATGATGGATCTTTCAAACGAAGGATACATAGTGGAGGAAGTTTTCCAGAGCCACAAGCACTTGAATGAAGCTACTCAGGGATTCCGTGAGCAGGTATATTGTGGAAATATACTGTATGAATACAATCCTGTATTGAACTTTGCAATGAGCAATGCAGTGATCAAAACCAATCAGGGACTGATTAAGATAGATAAAGATGCTACAACAAAAAGAATTGACCCTGTGGATTCTACCTTGTGTGGATTTAAGCTGGCAATGTATCACGAATTCGGATCCAGCTACCAGGAGGGAATAGATCGATTTTTGGAAAGTGACTGGTAACAATGAGGATATTAGATAGATTAAAAAATGCATGGAATGTGCTGACGCGGCCAGCGGTATACATGGATGATGATGAGCTGAAAGAATGGTTGGGAATAACTGGAACCAATCCGGATGTTGAGAAAGAGGTAACTTATTATACCTGTTTGAAAATGCTCAGTGAAACCATGGGAAAAGTTCCGTTAAAGTACTATCAGGAAACGCCTAAAGGCCGAATCAGAGCAGAGCCGACCAAGATAACCAGACTTTTGTCTGTGCGGCCAAATACAATAATGACACCGACAACTCTGTGGACCACTACAGAGATGAATTGTCAGCATTATGGAAATGGTTATATCTGGATGCGTGGTACCTTTGAAAGAGAAAAATATGGAGGACATTATAAAGTTCTGGATCTCTGGCCGATGCAGGCAAATTGTGTGACCGTATACATGGATGACGTTGGAGTTTTTGGGGGAAAAGGAAAGCTGTACTATCAGTACAATGATCCAAAGACTGGTGAACAGTATTTATTCAGATCCAGTGAGGTGATGCACTTTAAAACCTGGTATTCCTTAAATGGAATTATGGGAAAATCTGTGAGGGAAATTCTCCAGGATACCGTAGGAGGTGCATTGGAAAGCCAGAATTTTATGAATAACCTTTATCGTCAGGGACTAAGCGCAAGCATGGCTTTGCAGTATGCCGGAGACTTGGAAGAAAGCAAGATAAAAGCGTTGCAGAAAAAATTTGCAGATAAGCTGTCTGGTCCCAAAAACGCCGGTAGGGTAATACCTGTCCCAATCGGACTACAACTTACTCCATTGAAAATGACACTTACGGATGCACAGTTCTTTGAACTGAAGAAGTATTCTGCACTTCAGATCGCCGGAGCATTCGGTATTAAGCCAAATCAGATCAACAATTATGAAAAATCCAGCTATTCAAACAGTGAAACTCAGCAGCTGGCTTTTTTAGTTGATACTGCTTTGTACAGATTAAAAATGTATGAAGAAGAAATCAATGCCAAGGTACTGAGCTTGAAGGAGGAAGAAGCTGGATATTTTTATAAGTTTAATGAAAAAGCGATTTTGAGGACTGATACAAAGACACAGATGGAAATGTTAAAAGATGCTGTGAACAATGGAATATACAGGCCAAATGAAGCGAGAAGATATCTGGATATGCCAGATGATCCAGACGGCGATAAGCTGATTGTGAATGGAAATTATATTCCGCTTGAAAAAGTTGGAACACAGTACACCAAAGGAGGTGAGTAGAATGCCAGTATTACTGCTGAAAAATCAGAAAAAGAATGTGGGAAAGATGGAAATCTGTAATCAGACAGAAATCTCAGCGGATTTGAATATTTTTGGAGATATCGTATCTGATGACTGGGGAAAATGGAGTGATGATGATACCTGTCCTTCTGATATTTCAGATTTCCTGAAAAATCTGGAAGACATACAGGAGATTAACCTTCACATAAACAGTGGAGGTGGATCTGTATTTGCCGGAATTACCATTTATAACATGTTGAAACGCAATAATGCCAGGATTACCACCTATATTGATGGTATTGCGGCCAGTATTGCTTCTGTGATTGCATGTGCCGGTGATCGGATTGTGATTCCGGCAAATGGAACCTTTATGATTCATAAGCCTACAAATGGTTACTTTTTTACCAGTATGAACGCAGATCAGCTGAGAAAAGATGCAGATACTCTGGATATTTGCCAGAAAGCAATCCTGCAGACATACATGTCGAAGACCAAAGAAGGGGTTACAGAAGAGGAAATCAATAATCTGATCAACGAAGAGACCTGGATGGTCGGAAGTGATACCACTGATTATTTTGATTTTGAAGTGGAGGACAGTGTACAGGCAGCAGCTTGTACAAGTAATTACTTTGATGAGTATTCAAAGACCCCAAAAGCATTAAAGCAGCATGAAGAACCGGAAAATAAAACTCTGGATATTGACGCTATTGCAGATGCAGTTATGGAAAAAATCAAAGCAAAAGAGGCTAATCAGAGAAATCTGGAAAAAGAAAAGATAAAGGCTGAATTATTGGGAGATCTTGACCGGTATGGTGTTTGATCTCCCTTTTTGAAAGGAGAAAAAGACGTGAACAAAGAATTATTAGACCTTCTGGAGAAGATTAACGCGAAAAAAGATGAAGTTAAGAACCTTGCCAATGAAGGAAAACTGGAAGAAGCAAAAAAAGCTAAAGATGAACTGAAAGAGCTTCAGGATAAATTTGATATTCTGAAAGACTTGGACGATGGAGCAGCCGTGCCGGAGAGTAAGATTCCTGCAGGAACACCAAAAGATTCTACGGCAGAGTTTGCACAGGCTGCCAGAGCAGGGTTCCACGTACAGAATTCCATGAGTGAAGGCTCAAAAGCAGATGGAGGCTATACTGTTCCAGAGGATATCCAGACCAGAATCAACAAATACAAAGAGTCCAAGTTTTCATTAGGCCAGCTGGTCCGTAAAGAATCTGTCAAAACTGAAAAGGGTTCCAGAACATTTAAAAAGCGCTCTCAGCAGACTGGATTCACCAAAGTTGGTGAAGGCGGTAAGATTGGTGCAAAAAATACTCCACAGTTTGAGCGTATTGATTATGAAATCGGTAAATATGCAGGGTATTTCCCAGTGACCAATGAGCTCCTGGCTGACAGTGATGCAAATATCGCTTCTACACTTATTGAGTGGATTGGAGATGAGGCAAGAGTAACTGAGAATAATCTAATCATGGGTCAGATTAAGACCAAAGAAGAAGTAGAATTAAACGGATTGGATGATATTAAAAAAGTTCTCAATGTTACCCTCGGATCCGCATTTAAGCAGTCTTCCAGAATCATTACCAATGATGATGGATTACAGTATTTAGATACATTAAAAGATTCTACTGGAAGATACCTTCTTGCACCGGATCCAAAAGATACCATGCAGTTGCGACTTGCGGTCGGTGGTACATTCGTACCGGTTGAGGTAATCCCAAAAGGGGATTTACCAAGCACAGTGACATATGAGCAAACGGCAGATACTGATGTAAATGCCAAAAAAACTTATTACACAAAAGTGGAAGAGGTATATACAGCAGTTGATGAGCCGAAAAAACAGGACATTGCAAATTATTATGAGGCCAGTGCGACAAAGATTCCGGTTATAATCGGAGATCTGAAGGAAGGTATCTGGTACTTTGACCGTGCAAAGACTACAATCATGACTTCCAATATTGCTTCAATCGGTGACCTTAATGCATTCGCGGAAGATCTGACTATTTATCGTGCTATCGAACGAGAAGACGTTAAGATAAGGGATAAAGAGGCATTTGTAAATGCTTATCTTCTGCAGAAATGATGGTGAATAAATGCTGGAAAAAATAAAAAAAAGATGTGGAATTGCAGAAGGAGTTAAAGTGTATAACGAGGATATCAGCGATTACATCGAAGATGCACTGGAGGACATGAAGACCTCCGGTGTGCCTCCTGATATTCTCAAGAAGGATACGGATGATCCGAGAGTCCTTACAGCTGTGACTTTATATGTAAAGGCATATCTTGGAAATGACCGCTCAGATACTCGAATGTATCTGGATCTGTACCGAAAAAAAGTTTTTCGCATGACACTGGAAGGAAGTGACCTGGATGTGGAATAAAAGTATTTCGCTGCCGGTAAAGAAAAATGATCCAACGATAAATGATAATGGAATCATGATGGAGGAAACATATGAATTTATCGGTGGTATTCCGGCAGATTTCCGCGACAGTACCAGGGATGATGAGGTTCTTGCGAAACAGAATGGTTATACCGCAGACCAGGTTGTTGAGATCATGGCGTGTAATTATTCTGGAGAATCATTCCTGGTGGATGAGTCTACAGGTGAAATTTATGATATAAAGCGCAGATATCAGAAAAATAAATCCATGAAGGTGCAGCTGACTTGTCAGATGCGTGAACGTGGAAAAGCGCAGGTAGGACAATGGCAAGGATGACGATAACAGGTTTTGAAGATGTTGAAGAGATGTTGAATAAGCTGGCAAATCCTTATGAAATGGCTGAAAAAGCAGTGAATAAGGCCGCCCCAATTGTCGAAAAAAACCTGAAAACACAGATCAGATCCGCAGCTAACAGAAGGGATAAATACGGAAAACCGTATTCAACAGGCGAACTGGAAGCTTCCATAGCTGCTACAAACGCAAGAGACAATAGTCTCGGAGTGTTTGCTGTGGTAAAACCCAATGGAACTGATAAAAATGGTCTTAGAAATGCTGAAAAAATGGGTTATCTGGAATATGGTGTAAGATCACACGGCCAGGAGCCAAGACCTGTACGCGCGGCAGCAGTAGCACAAAGCGAAAATGCAGTAATGCAGGTT